TGGGCTTCAGACTTTCTTACAGTAAAAAGGGCTGTCCTTTTGATAACGCTCCCATGGAATCCTTTCATTCTGTTTTGAAAAAGGAAGAAGTCTACCTGAAACACTATTCTTCTTTCCATTAAGCTAATATTAGACTCTTTGATTATATTAATGGCTTTTATAATCGTAATCGTATTCACTTGGCTATTAATTTCTTGTCACCCATTCAATTTGAAAATTCTTTATTTTACTCTTAATTCTTTTCGCCTTTTTGTGTCCAGCTTATTGACTATGGTTCAGATTTATACTTATACAGTCACTTGTACAAGCGCAGGAGTATTCACATTAACGCAAAGTAACTCCACAGGTACGGCAGGAACGTTGAGATTAAAATTGTATGTTATTTAGGAGGTTAATTTATGAAAACATGGGCAAAGCGTTCACTTAGAACATTTTTACAAACAGCTGTAGGTTACATAGCGGTCAACATTGCCGCAACGGATTTAACTGTAAAATCCGCTGTTTTGGGATTGGCTGTATCAGCTGTCTCGGCAGGTCTTGCGGCGGTTATGAACTTGAAGGAGGTATAATTTATGAATATCAAAAATATGTACATTACAAAAAATCGTCCGTATACGAAGAGGGCTAAAACAACTAAAATTGCAGTGCATTACATAGGAAATCCCAATACGTCGGCTGAAGCCAATAGAAATTATTTTAATAGCAATAATGATGATGTTTCCAGTAACTATATTATTGGGTTGAATGGTGAAATAATATGCTGCATTCCAGACGAGGAAGTCGCATGGTGTACCTGTCAGGCGAACAGCTACAGCGTATCGATTGAAAATTGTCATCCTGACAGTACAGGCAAATTAAACAGTAAGACTTACAACAGCCTTGTTGAACTTTGCGTTTATTTATGTAAAAAGTACAAGCTGAATGAAAACGATCTGATTCGTCATTATGACGTTACAGGTAAAGTTTGCCCGAAAGGATTTGTACCTAAAAATAAAGGCGGCTCAGACGATAACAGCAATACTGCTTGGAATAAATTTAAATCAGACATTAAGTCTAAGCTTAATAGTACAGCAGCATCGTCTTCCAACACTCAAAAGCTTTATCGTATACGCAAATCATGGTCTGATGTAAAAAGCCAGATCGGTGCGTATTCTTCTTTGGAAAATGCCAAAAAAGCTTGCAAGAGCGGTTATACCGTCTATGATTGGAACGGCAAGCCTGTTTACAGTAAGTCGGCAGCAACATTTAAAAGGGGCGATAAAGTAAAAGTTAAGTCAGGAGCAAAGGATTACAGCGGCAGCAGTCTTGCAAGCTTTGTATATAAAAATACATATACGATTCTTGAAATCAGTGGTGATCGCATTGTGATCGGCATAAATGGAGCTGTTACGGCTGCAGTGCATAAAAATAATTTGACAAAAGCATAAATTTAAGGAGCAGATTTCTGCTCCTTATTTTATAAATTAATTTTTGGAGGTATTTATATGAAAAGTTTTATTCCATGGATAGGCGGCAAGAGTCTTCTTGCAAAGAAAATTGTATCAATGTTTCCGGATGATTTTGACAGGTACATTGAAGTATTCGGAGGCGGAGGCTCTGTTTTATTTTCAAAGGACAAACATGCTCCGCTGGAGGTTTACAATGATGCAAACGGTCAGCTTGTGAACTTATTCAGATGTATACGCTTTCAGCGTGAAATTTCAGGTTATATTAATGCAAGAGAAATTTTTGAAGATATAAAGGCTCAGATAAATGTCAGAGGTATGACTGATATCCAAAGAGCAGCAATGTTTTATGTTCAAATCAAAATCAGTTACGGGGCAGAAAGCAAATACTATGGCTGCAACAAGAAGAACATCTCTCCGGAGTATTTGACTGAAATTGAAAGACGATTAAAATCAGGCGCAGGAGTGGTAATTGAACATAAGGATTTTGAAAATCTCATCAAAGTTTATGATCGTCCGAATGCTCTGTTCTATTGTGATCCACCATATCATACAACGGAAAAATATTATGATGAACTGTTTACCGACAGTGATCACAAACGTTTAAAGAACTCTTTAAGCAATATTAAAGGGTGCTTTGTTCTCTCTTACAATGACGATGAATATATACGTGAATTGTACAAAGACTTCAATATTATGGCTGTTGAAAGACAGAATAATCTTTCAAGCGGTTTGTACAAGGAACTTATTATAACAAATTATTGATGTTATTTTTTTTAGAACACAAATAACAGAATACGTTATTTGCGTATTAACAAAAGTATCATCGGAGGGCAATTTTATGATTAAAATAAATTTACTGAAGCTGTTAAAAGAACGTGGAATGACGCAGTCGGAATTGTCTGAAATTACAGGCATCAGACCGTCTACAATCTGCGATATGTGTAATAACAACTGTGCTTTTCTTAAGTTAGAAAATATAGATAAAATTTGCAGTAAGCTTGACTGCAAGCTAGAGAATTTCATTGAAATTGTCCCTTCGGCAGAAAGGACAAATAATGAAAGTATTAAGTTTATTTGACGGTATTTCCTGCGGTATGGCGGCGCTTGAACGTGCCGGCATACCTGTTGAAAGATATGCAGCATATGAAATTGATAAATATGCAATTAAAATCAGTGAGAAAAATTATCCCTTTATAGAACACTGCGGAAACGTATTTAACGGAGATTTTACGCAGTACAAGGGTTTTGACTTATTAATAGGCGGTTCGCCGTGTACATACTGGAGTATAGCGAAACGGAATCGTGAAACAACATGTGAAGGCGAAGGATTTAAATTTTTTATGCAGTATGTTCGTGCGCTGAAAGAAAGCAGCTGTAAATATTTTCTTTATGAAAATAACTACAGTATACATAAGGATATAAAAGCGGAAATAAGCCGACAACTGGGAGTAGAACCTATAATGATCAATTCTGCTCTCGTTTCAGCACAAAGCCGAAAACGCTGTTACTGGACTAACATTCCAAATGTTACTCAGCCGGATGATAAGGGTATTTTACTGAAAGATATTATTGAAAGCGGCGTTGCTTGGCAGGGAAAAACTTATTGCCTTACCGCAAATTACGGCTGTGCATATTTGAAAAATACTCTTGAACGTCATCAAAGAACCATGATCGCTGAACCTGTTAGTTGTGCAGTCAGAAGCAGATATAAGGATACAGGAAACAGAAGTGAAAAAGCCGGCGGCGGAACTTTTTCGGCAATTGAAGCACGAAAAGACGGAAAAGCTAATTGCATGACAACTGTTACTAAAGATTCAATGGTACTTCATCCTATTAGAATCGGAGATATAGGCAGTAGCTCTCAGGGACACAGGGTTTATTCTGTACGTGGCAAATCCGTTACAATTTCAGCAAGCAGCGGAGGTCAGGGCGGTTCTACCGGACTTTATAAGATTGATTTGCCTGATGGGGATTATATAATCAGGAAATTATCTCCTATTGAGTGCGAACGGCTTCAGACACTTCCTGATAATTATACCGAAGGAGTATCAAATACACAACGATATAAGCAGCTTGGAAACGGATGGACTGTTGATGTAATTGCCCATATTTTAAGTTTTATAAAATGATTAAAGACCATTTAAGGAGTTCTTTTTTTACTCTTTAAATGGTCTTTTTGCATTTTGCGTGTCAAAAGTTTTGCACTTTGCTTGTCACTTTTTTGCATTTTGCGTGTCAAGCAACAGCGGTTGAGATACTCGGCGGTGATAATAGCAGGTATTTTGAAAAAGGTACGCTGAATCAGTATATCTATGATGTGCTGGAGAGTGTGTGGGTCAGGCGGCAATTATTAAAATTATGATACAGGAGAAAAATGCTATGAATAATGAATTTGACATTCGAGAGAAAATTCTTTATAAGTATACAGGTAACGAGACAACTGTAGTTATCCCCAATTCTGTCCACATAATTCACGAGAAAGCTTTTCGCTATTGCTCCACGATAGTCAGCGTTGAGGTTCCAAACTCTGTAACAAGAATTGAATGGGGCGCATTTTCGTTTTGTGAAAATCTGGAACAGCTCATAATTCCCCCATCGGTAAACTTTATATCAATATCTGCAATTGAAGGCAGCACAAAACTAAAGTCGATTATCATTGGGGGCAGCAAGTACTACTATGCAAAGGGTAATCAAATTTTCAGTGTCGATGATAAGAATACAGTAATCTCGATCGATATTCTTAAGTAAACA